AGCACGTGAGCGGAGCCGTAACCATAGCCGTGAAGGTGATTCACTTTGTGCCGGCGCCTGGGCCAGATGAATACCAAGACTTTGAGGGAACCATTCTGGGAGCGTGAACGAGATGAGCTCAACCTTTGAGCAGGGCTTCTACAAGGCGAAGTTCCCATCTCGGGAGCCCGCAGACATATACCTCGTGAGGCATACGGTGGAGAAGTCGGTCCCAGCCTCCATCAGCCTGGACTATATAAAAAGCCTGCTTCTGCCCACTGGTGTTCCTCAAGCAGACCCAGGCGGGATGGTTGTTCCCTATGAGGGTGGATACGCCATCTTGACGTTGATGCAGAAGGACTGGACCAATGAGAAAACGTTAGCGAAAAGCATTCTTGATAAGATGGTGGAGCTCCAAAATGCGTATGGCTCCTGGTATCAGATGTACTATCCCTACAAGTATTTTGGCAAATACGAGGATCGGAAAGTGGACAGTGGGGCAGCCTTAATCGGCTGGGCCATGGCGGATTATGATAAGCGCAACGCCAGCACCACCTATCTGACTTCCTGGCGTAAGGCTGCTGCCTTTCTCAAAAGCCTTGAGTGGGTAATTAGTGACTACGCCAGCTTTGTCTATAATCAAGTGATTGAGGGAGTGAAGGAGCAGCTTGCCTTCACGGCGGACATGGCGGAAATCATCTTAGCATTGCTAAGGGGCTTAGACGCCTACGGAGAAGATGTTACTGACACTAACGGCAACCCCATGAAGCGATATGCGGAGCTTTTGATTCAAGGAATCGACCTCTATCTTTGGCGTCAAGGCGACTTCTACTATCAGACGGAGTATCCTCTCGGCGCTCAAAGCAATGCTAAAAGGGACCCCAGCACCGGCGAGATCACCTGGATCACGCTTAAGCAGTTACTTACTTTCACGCAAGCTCTGTATACTTGGGCAGCTAAGACATGGAATGACATGGTGGCTGCTGGGCTGAAGCTGAACGGCATGGTTCTAAACTCAGGATTTGAAAGCGACTTCGCCAATTGGTACCAAAACTACTCGGTGATCGACACAACCTACAAGCATTGGGGCGCAAAAAGCAGCAAGCTTTCTGTTGTGACGGCGGAGGGCCAGAAGCCGGGAGCTTGTTGCTATAGTGTTCCTATTCGCCTAACTCATCGATACCAGCTTAAAATTTGGTATAATGTTCCTTCCTTCACAAGCGGGACCTACCGTCTTCGAATAATCTTCCACAACCCCGATCATACCCAAGAAAGCATAGTAACAGTTTTAGATGTCACTGCAGCTACCACCGGTTGGACCGAGGTTTCCAAGATTGTTAGCAGCGAATCCATGGCAGACATCGTTTTCCCAAGCTGGACCGATCACGTCCACTTTGATTCCCTATGGTTGGCTGGCTCACAGGGCGATGCCTACACTGATGACTACCTCTTCTACGTTTTGCATGAGCCCAATCTCAAAGATGCTTTGGATCGAACGATCGCGTTGAATCGTGGCCGCTGGGGAGGCTACCTATACAACCCCACATGGGACGAGAAAGACAGCTTGGATGAGTATCCACACTTGACGGCTCTGTTGAAGATAGCATTGGAGAAGGTGGACTCAACCCGATACAGCCGATGGATCAATCAAGCCTTGAGGTTTATGCGTTGGGCATCCCTGTCTAACGGAGCTGTAGCAGATCGAGTGGCACCAGACGGTAGAGCCTTCGCCAGTCCCATGGCAAGGGGCTACTTGCTAGTTACTTCTGCCACATGCATCCTAGCTGGAGCGTGAAATGCGTGAAGAAACGTTTCTGGAATATTGTTGGGGTTGCATTCTCTTTCGCTCTATTAGTTGCATCTTACGTCTCAGCATGCTGGCAACTTGACCTCATGCGGGATGTTATCGCCTGTCCAGAAGTCAACTCACCAATGGACCTGTTCATCATACAGTTTGGCTTTCCATGGACCCACGGAACCATTTTCATGCCTCTGCAACGAGCATGGGACATAACCATGCTCGCTGGAGGAATCGGGCTACTACTCGCATGGCTAACTCTATTCGCAAGCTTATGGTGGTGGGAAGAATGAGCGCTGAAGACCCGAAAACAACCCTCATGAACCTGATCAAAAACAACATCAGCCTAACAAAGGATGATGGAGTAACAGCGGCAACTGCCCATATCAGCCATGAGTGGTTCAACTCCAAACTCTTCAAGGATTTTGATACACAGATCACGGTTGGCTTGGCAGAAGGCAGTATGGAGAAGCTGAATATCGGAGGATCTTGGGTCCGCTATGCCGACCGATATCGAATCATTGGCTGGAGCATCGATAAGCCTGGCATAACGGGTAAGGAGATGCGATGGAAGCTACGCAAAGAAATTGAGCGTATCGTCCGAGCTAATCGCAAGAATCCTGGTGGAGCCCTCAGCTTCGTGGATATCCGCTCAGTTAGTGAAAGCCAGGATGCTGAGAGCAAGCCTGCCTATTGGCAAGTCACAGTCACTGTTGCGACACATAGGTATGTAAAAACATGAGAAAATGAGGAGTGAATGGGAAATGGCGTCATCCATCTTTGTCGGAGAGGAAGCGGAAGCCTACTACGTAGAGGAAGCCACCTACGGCGTGACGCCCACCAACCCAGCGATGCTATGGATTGGGGTCATTCAAGAGGTGGAGCCAGCTTTAGACCCGAGAAACATTATCATAAGAGGTATAGGATCCCGCAACGTCAAAGCTATACGTAGAGGATTACGACACGTTGACTTAAAGCTTTCTTATATTCCGCAGGACTGGGATTTCCTACCCTACACACGCAACGATAAATCATTGAGCATCGAGGTTTTCTACGAGAAAACAGCTGGAATCATCAGCCTCAACCATAAGGGATGCAAAATCGACCGCTTCAAGATTGATGGCAGCATAGAGGAGCCAGTGAAGATCAACGCTGACTTGATTGGCCAAGATGTGGCCGTTGGTACCGCAAAGATTGGAGCAAGCTATGAAGATGAGCCGACAGCGAACCCGATAACGGGAAGCGAATGTGTCATCAAAAAGGGTGCAAGTGAGATAACAAGGTTCAGTGATTTCAGCCTCGAAATCATCAACAACTTGAAGCGTCAGCCGGTGATTAGGTCCACAACGCCCTATATTATCAAAAGCCTTCCATGGAGACATGAGGTGTTGCAGGGATCCATACGGGCAGACTTTGAATCTAAGGTTGAGTTTGACGACACCCTTGGAGACACGGAGTTTTCGTTGATCTTTGAGATAGGACCTACAGGGAATAAGAAGACCTTCACGTATGGAGGCTGCAAGTGGCGATCCAGCAAGCTACCAACAAAAATCGAGGACACGATTGCTCAAAACTTAGAGTGGGAAGCGAAAACATTGACGATAACCTAAGCGGGTGATCCAATGAGAACAGAAGTTATTGAGGTTGACGATCGCTTTGGCAAGGAATACGCTGGTAAATACGTGTTTCAAGAGATTACATGGGCTAAACGTAGCCGCATCATCACGAAATACACAAAATATCATCCAGTAACAGGCGCTGTCATGAGTAGCGACCTCATCGCTATACAAGCAGAAACCATCTGGGCTGCACTAAAAGAGCACCCACCAGCGCTTACTCTTGAAAAGCTAATGAGCGAGGAAGACGGCATTCCAATCGAACTCGGAGAATTTCTCAGCAGTATCGTCAACAAGCTTTGTGGCTTAACGCCGGAAGAGCAAAAAAACTCGTGAGGGCGATGAGACGTGGAAAACCACACCCGAGCCTTCTTGCGTTTCGATTATGTAAGGAATTTTCATGGACACCTCAAGAGCTCGCAAGACAACCTGCAAAAACCATCGAGGAGTTTGTGATAATACTTAACGAAATTGATCGGCAAAGCGAGGAGGAAATCGAGAAGGCTAAGCGTGGTATGAAACATGTCGGTTGAAATTGAGGTAGATGCCAAAGGAATGGAAGAGTTACGAGAGAAAATGCAACGTGTAGATTCTGCTATGCAGCGGAATGTTCATCGCCAGTTAGCGAGTTTGGGTGCCGACATCAAAGCGATGGCGAGACAAATCGTTCCTGTAAGAACGGGTCGATTGCGAGCTTCCATATACGCACGAGTTGAGGAGTGGATGCTAAAAATTGGAGCAGAAGCGCCCTACGCTTATTTCGTCGAGGCAGGAACCACGTTCTTTCGCGGCTTCTTTTTTCTAACACGATCCATACAGATGCACCTTCCACAACTCAAAGCAATCATTAGCCAAGCGATTAACGAATCTGTCCAGGAGGCAGGTAGCTAATGTCTTTTCACGAAATCTCCATAATGATACGGGCAGTGAATAGAGCTTCGCACGAATTTGGGCGTGTAAGCTCTGATGCTGAGAGCATGGCTGCAAGAATAAGGTCAGCTGGAACAGCCATCGCTGGCTTAGGAGCAACAACCAGAGTTATCGCTGTTTTAGGCCATCAATTTGGGCTTTTAACAGCTGAGCAAGAAAAGTTTCTTGGAAGTTTGAGTTATGTAATCACTGCTTTCGGCATATTCATGCGGTCAAGTTGGGGTGTTGCAGTAGCCCAGAAGGTGTATGCGGTTGCTACAATGTTTGCTGCAAAGGTTACATGGGTCTTCAACGCTGCCGTGGCCATGAAAATCGCCTTGCTTACACTGGGTGTAGGCTTGATCGTTGCGACTGCGGCGTACATGGCTTGGCTGGCTTCTACAACCCGAGATGCAGCTGAGGCTCAGATGGAATACAATGAGTCATTAAGGTATCGAGAAAAAGTTGGATCCAGAAGAGCCGAAGAGGAACAATATGAGCGGATTACGAGGCGAGGCGGGTATCTGTAGGCGGATCGTGGACGAGCGATGAATAATGATCTTTCACAAGGCTGCAACCTTTGTGTTCTTTCCATCCGGAGCCATAGGGGGTCTCGAAATGGTTATCGGATATCCATATTGCAAGGTTGAGATTTTCCGAGGCGTCAAGTATTTCGATGATGTGTTTAACCCAACGAGGTGGACTTTGGGAGCTGAGGGTGGAAGCCTATCCACAGATGGAAAGATCGGGACCCTATCCATAGCCTCTGGGCAGACGCAAGCATCCATGAGCAGGGTTTGGAGCTTCAACACAACTACGCATCGCTGTGCCATCGTGAAAGCCACTGAGCTGACGGGAACAAAATGGCGTCTTGAGGCTCAACTTAGTGGAGTTGTTAAAGCCTACAAAGAGTTCACGGATGGTGGACTAAAAACTGTGGATCTCCAAAATGATGGTGTTGCCACTCCCCCCTATCAAGGGGATATCGACAAAATCGTTTTAATCGTTTATGGAGCTGCTGGAAACCTCGTAAAATTTGATTACGTAAAAATATGCGAGAAAACCATGCTTATACCAGCTGATGGATCCACGATTTTTGATGTTATAGAAGCCACTGTTTATTTAGCTGTCACCGAGGAAGTCGGCTCCTTTAACCTCTTGCTCCAGAACTTCGGGGCAGCCTACACGGATCAAATCACCGTCGGAGACCTCATCGAGGTCGCTGTGACGCGTGGAGTTGACCCATACTACAAGGTAATTAAGGGAAGAATTGAGTCCGTGTCGAAAATGGCTGAAGCATCTTTACGTGGCATGCAACATTACCTGCGCTTAAAAGGGCGAGACCTTGGAGCAGAGTTATTCAATAGGCTTGTTACAAAGCGCTATGTGAATCAAGAGGGTTCTGTCATCGTTAAAGATATTTTATCCAATTTCACGTCATTAGAAAGCATTGATGTTGAAACCACAAACAGCGCGTATGCGGAAGAGGAGTATGAAAACAAGCCTGCATGGGAAATCATCAAGTATATTGCGGAGACTTCAAAAAACGCGTCCAACGTGATCGGATACGACTTCAAATGTGAGGAAGGCGACCTCAAATTCTTCTACAAAACCAAATACACGAGCGCCGTGGATTTAACCGACTTAATAACGCTCGTGGAATATGAAAAAGCGATCGAGCGTGTCCGCAACAACATCTATGTGTATGGCGAAGCCAGCAAGCCACTTCCGCTTGATAGGGATGCGTGGACCGAAACCCTTGACATCAACAACGACGGCGCAAACGATTGGGCCAGTGGAACTGGCACGGGCGCCGTATCCTTAGATAATACTGAGAAAATTAAGGGGTCGTATTCCATCAAAACCAATGTTACAACAGCAGATTATTATGGACGCGCAATTCTTACACTTCCAACCGGAATGGAGGTAAACTGCAACAAGTATCCAAGCCTAACCTTCCAAATTAGAGCAGCAACGTCCTACTGTGGAGACGTCACCGTCCAACTTGAAGACTCTGCTGGCATGGTTGTTCGCCGAGAAGTTAAGATACGCCTCGGAGAATGGAACCTGCTGCAGTTTATGTGCGGTCGGAAGCACAGCGACGAATGGACCCACAGCCTATTCAACACGCAGCCCTTCAACGGGGAACAAGTCAAAAAGGTTGACATTACCTGCCACTTCTCAGGCGCAGGAACCGGAGCCTTCTGGGTCGACAACATCTTCTTTGACAAGTGCCGATGGAGCGCGGTCGCAGAAGACGCAACCAGCCAAAGCAAATATGGCGTGCGGGAGTTGGCAATCATAGATGAAACGCTGATCTCTGATGATGCCTGCGCTAAGGTTGCTGAAACCGAGCTAAAATATCGGAAGGATCTAGCCGAATTTTTACGTGTTACGGTTCTCGGCGATCCACGAATTGTGGCTGGCGAAATGATTCATGTTACCAGCCTGAACGAGGGCATCGACGCCAACTACCGCATCCAAAACGTTGAGCATTGGATGAACGATGAAGGAGAGTTTGAGAGCCGATTAACCTTAATCGCTGAGCCTCCTCGAGTAGCTACCATCCTCGCCGAGACAAGAGAAGAAATGGGCACGCTGATGCGTGGAACAGCCTACCGCAAACTTGGGAGATGAGACAATGGGCAAGGTAAAGCGCTTCGGCTATATCCTATTTGGTGCCGGCGTTGCCTTACTCGGCGAACATATCGTATCCTATGGGGTAAGCTTTGACATGATCTTACAAGATCATGGACTTTACGGCCTAATCATGATTGTAGTTTCATTCATTATTCTTGCTAAAAGGCGTGGTGAGGATGCGAACATGGCTAAACGGCTTGTTAGCGTGATGCATCAACACCAGAGCACGAATCCGGCTAGGAGTGATGCCCAGTGAATATAAAAGTTTCTGAGCAGATTAGAAGCTTGCAGTTTGGCGATCTTATTGAAATTTATTGGCTGGATGCTAGCGAGGGAACCGGAGAAATTGGTAAAACTCGCTTTGATACATTGGTGCGTAGCGTCGGCTTTTTCCTTGGTTTAAAAGGTAGGCGGACGAAGCATGTAGTGATAGCTAAAGAAATCGTGGACATAGAGAAAGCCTGTCACTATAATAGCATTCCCATCGGCATGATTGAACGCATTGCCATTCATACTCGTGACGCCCTAAACCCATGTGAAATCAAACTTTTGAAAAAATTCGTAAAGTTTGCCTTTCCACGGATGAAAGGTAAGGATGGTTGGGTCTATGTTGAAGGAAAAAATAAGAAACGCCTTCACTAAAACCGTGTTAGTCCAAGAGGGAGCTCGCAAAAAGCTGAAACGAGTAGAGGTCCCACCGAGTGAAAAGCTTGTTTTAGGACTGTGCTTCACCATCGCTGCTTTAATCGGACTGGTTATCTTAGAAGTGGCGCACATGGCTTTTCTGGGCAACTGGAACAGTGAAATCTTCGCAGCTGTCACCGCCTTAATTGGCACAATTACGGGCATATTCATATCGCAAAGGGCGTGATTCCTGTTGCAAATTTTCTGTGGAGTATCCGCATCTGTTCTTAAGCCTGTTGGTTTAAAGGAGCTTAGAAAAGTTCCCGTTTAAGCGGCATATTAAAACCCGGGGGCTCTAGTGTGTGCGCACATATACAGAATAAAGATAACGTAACAAAACTTGACCCGCTTGATAAGTTGATTCAAATTGAGTGGGACATGATTGAAGAGCTGAAAACGTTATTGGTGAAAAGTAAGTTTACTCGGGACAAAGTGCGTATCTCTAATTCGCTTGCGTATCACGTTAATTGTTTAAATAAGCTTTTGGCACAGAAAGGCGAAAGTCCACTTGAGGATGAAAATCTTGGCTCTCTCTTAACCAAGATTCCGAAGAAATGGCAATTCCTTGTTTTGAGGGATATAAAGCGATGGAGAAGGAAGAGTTTATTAATCGTTTAACTTCTGATTTGAACTTCGTTGCATCGGTTTCGCTAAACTTGATTGCGCGTCCCACAGCCTTGCGAGAGGTTTTGCGAGATCATCGAGTTGCCAAGAAAGTCGTTGAAGACCCAGTATTTTTCTCCGTGCTCATGTGCAATGATGCGTGGCTTGTTAACGCAACTGATCATCAGAAGCTTCTGCGGGACATGAACCAGCGGCAAGTGGCGGTTTGCGGTCGTGGCTGGGGGAAATCGTTAGTTTTCAGCCGAAAGAATCTGTGGTTCATTTTCACAAAGCCAAAAGTTGAGAGCTTGATCGTAAGTAGCACGCAACGTCAATCAATGCGAATGTTCGACTATTGCTATTTTACTATTCTCTCAAATCCACTGATGCGAGCGATGACTCAGCGCCCAGGGACCACCCGCACGATAATACGATTGAAGCCACCGTTAGGCGGAACTATTACCGCCTTGCCTTGTTCGCTTGATAAACTTAGAGGTTTTCACCCCGATTGGGTGTTCTGTGATGAAGCCTCTATTGTTCCGAGTGATATGATTACGTCGGTGATAATGATGATGCTTACAAAACCTGGTTCAGGCCTTGTTATGTCGGGTACACCTAAAGCCTTTGATCATATTTTTAGAAGAGCCTTTCTCGATAGGAAACGTTACAGTGTCCATCATTATCCCTCTTATTCCAGTCCTCTTGTCAGCAAGGAGCAACTTGAAGAATGGCGTCAAGACATGCTCAAGGAGGAATGGATGCGTGAGGTTGAAGCCATATGGGTGGAGATCGCCCAATCCTTCTTTCCCATGGACTTGATTGTGAGTTGTGTGGATCCAGAGCTCGGCGACCCTGATTCGCCTGACCGATGCATTGAGGACATAGAGAAGGTTAATGCTAACCTGTTGCGGGGCTCGTATTACGCAGGCTTGGACCTCGGAAAGCAGATTGATTACAGTTGTTTAGTGGTCGTTCAAAAGACGGATACTGGTAAATTGAGGCTAGTTTATAAGCATCAGTTTCCATTGGGAACGCCCTATCCTGACGTGATCGGGCACGTGGCCAGAGCCAATCAAGTCTTCAAGTTTCAAAAACTCGTGGTCGATAAGACAGGAATCGGCGACGCTGTCGTTGACGAAATGCAATACATCCAGATTCCAAACGTGGAAGGCTTGTTTCTTACCGACCCAGTCAAAGAAGACATCCTAAGTCACCTCAAATTCGTGATGGAGAAGAAACAGCTAGGCATCCTCGGAGACGACGCTCAACTAATTGCTCAAATCAACGAGCAACAATGGGAGTATTTGAAGCCGAAAACTGCGCAGGAGCGCATTCACCTCAAGTTTTGGCATCCTCAAGGAAGACACGACGACCAACTCTTCGCCTTGGCACTTGCCTGCCACGCCAGCAGAGGCGAAGTTCCATCCCGTCTCGTGAGAGTGTGGTAAACATGCGAACCCGAGAGTTTTTCAAAATCACTAAGACAGCCAGAAAATACGACAGAACCACCGGCAAATTCATCATCAACATCGCTTATGAAACGGCTACGGACATCACGTCTCGCACTATAGCTGTGGCCGAAGCCTTCGGGCTTGGAGTTGATCAATACCAAAAACATGTGATCTATGATGATGTGGAGTTGAAGATCGGTCCAGCTGATGTGGTGTACGTTACTGGGGAGTCGGGCTCCGGCAAGTCCGTGCTGCTGAAGGCTTTGGAGAGGGACATAAGGCAGGACCTAGGCTCGAACGTGATCAACATTGCAGATGTAACGGTGGACCCCGAAAAGCCTTTGATTGACACGGTGGGCAAGACTCTGGAGGAAGGCTTAGAGTTGCTTTCTCGAGTGGGCTTAAACGATGCCTTCCTATTTGTACGTCGCTATAACCAGCTTTCTGACGGACAGAAATACCGATATCGGATCGCCAAGATGATTGAGGCTGGAGCGCAATTTTGGGTGATGGACGAGTTCTGCAGCACGCTCGACAGAGACACTGCTAAGATCGTGGCTTTTAACGTACAGAAGCTGGCGAGGCAGGAGGGTAAGGCGGTTTTAGCGGCAACCACACACACCGACCTTTTCGAGGACCTAAAGCCTTCAATTCATATTCATAAGAGGTTCGGAAAAGAAATTGAGGTCAAATACTATCCAAATGAGATGGACAAGGAGTGTAGTTTAATTCGGGAGATGCGCATTGAACAAGGCACACTACAAGATTATAGGAGGTTGGCGGGCTTCCATTATCGAGACAGCAAGGGAATCGTTGCCTGCCAGAAGGTTTTTGTTTTGAAGCGCGGCGATGAGGTGGCTGGCGTCATCGTGTATAGTTCTCCTGCTGTCGCCGCTTTTGGTAGGAAGAAGGCTTTTGGAAGGCAACTAAGCTTAGAAGAGTTGAATCGAGACGTAGCGTTGATTTCCCGTGTGGTGGTTCATCCAAAATACCGCACCATCGGCTTAGGCGTCAAGCTCGTAAAGGAGACGCTTCCCCTAGCAGGCAAGCCATACGTGGAAACGGTTGCGGTGATGGCTCGCTACAACCCGTTTTTCGAACATGCAGGACTAACAAAAATTGCGGAAAGCAAGCTCGATTCCAGGATTCTTGAGGCTGTAGAAAAATTGAGGGCGCTTGGATTCAATCCGATTTTCCTCTCTTCAGAAAAATCAAACTTAGAGAAACTGCAAAAGATGTCGGCGGCGGAAGTGGAGCATGTTAAAATCATTTTCAAGGAAGTCTCCAAGTCTAGTGGCGTGTATCGAAAACGCATTATGTCAGTTCACGAAGCCTACTTGACTCATGAACAGTTCTGCCATCGCGTTGATAAGGCTAGCCTAGAAAAGCTGGCTAAGATGCTCCGCATCCTCAGCTTCCTAACACAAACAAAAGTCTACTTGTTTTGGGAAAATCCCCGCTCCCCGGGCTTTTCAATGTAACTGAAACTATGTTTCTTTTAAACCATTGAGAACTAATTTTGATTTCAAAGACATAAATTAAATGAAGCTCGATTGAGTTTAAATTTTATGGGTTAAGGGATGCGTAAAAAGGCTATTATTGTGATTCGGCTCGTTGAGGAGGCTGTTGAGAAGTCGAACGAGGAGGTTGAGAAGGAGATATTTGAGGAGCTTTCGAAGGACTTGCCTAAGATCCCTTGGTGCAAAGAGGTCGAGAAGGTCACAGTTACCGAGGCTTAAAGCTAGCTTATATAAAGAGGCTTATCATTAAGCCAAGAATTTTTTCCTTCAAATTCAAGACAGCTTTCAAGGTTTCTTCACCTTTATCAGTCAGCACGTAGACCCTTTTTCTTTGATTCCATCTACCCTCTAGTAGTCTACCTCTCTCCATAGAATACAAGATCGAGTAAACAGTGCCCGAACTGACTAACATATGGAATTTTTTATGAATAAACTCAATGATGTCGTAGCCACTCATGGAACCATTCCTTAACTGCGCCAAAATTAGTACATCCATAAAGCTTTTCATAATGAAAGAATTAGAG